CTGAAGGAATAGCTTTTAAAGAACCGCCCATAGCTTTACGTACTCTTTCCCTGTCTTGAATTTTATCTGGAGATTTTTTAGTAATGTATGGTTTTGATTTTTTAGTAATCCATTGACTTGCACCTTCTATTTTTTTAGGTTTATTTACTGATTGTTTAGTAATAGTTTTATCAGATTTTTTAGTAATCCAAGTTTGTTTTGCTTCACCACCATCTTTAAGTTCATTAACTATTCTTTTCTTTTCAGCCCCAAGATTTTCTTTACCTTTTTTAGTGTATGCTTTTTCTGAATCAACTCTTCCAAGTTCTTCCAATCTGTTCATTCTTTTTGAGTTCATTATTTGCTCGCTCCTCTAGATTCATCTCTTCTAGATTTATAACTTTGTGATTTAGTAGATTCTTTTCCTCTTCTTGATCCTAGAGATTCATCTAGTCTATCATTAGCGCCTTGTTTTTTTGTGCCTGAACTTCCATATGGAAATCTGACATTTGATCTTACTCCGTTTTGTCTCATTTTTTTCCTCCGTTTCTAAAAATTTGAGTACCCTTTATACCATATATGCTGGCAACTACAAGGATCCACAAATTTGTGAACCATCCAGGGAGTGCCGCAAAATGTTCAAAGAATATATTTACTTTGTCCATTGCTCCCGGATCGTCGCTTACGACCGCCCAAGCCAGAATTGCTATTATCAAAACTGCCTCGTCCTTCCAGTCTGACTGACGGGCTTCTAATAATTTTCCTTGATAAGCTTCCTTACCTTCGGCCATACGAGAAGCATGCATAAGCTGTGCGTCTGACATTGCCATCTTCGTTCTCTGCTTGTTAGCATAAATCTTACTACCAGCGGAAACGGCTAATTTAATTGCCGATAACCACATTGACTAGTACCATTTAGCTTTAACAGGTTTTTTATCAGCTCTCATAGCTTTAGTTCCTCTAACATCTACAGTTTGTGTTTCGTTAGGGTCAGTAGCTTCGATAGTAACGCCGCCTGTTTGATAGCCATCTTTACCAACACCTAATTCTTTTTCAATTTTAGGTGCTTTAGTATAAGTCTGGCCTCTCATCCAATTTTTGTCCATAAGTTTCTCCTTAATGATTTTATTATAGTTAATTTTTGTCGAAATTTCTACCGAAATCGTGAATTTTACTAGCATCAGACATTTGTTGTCGTCTAATACTGTTTTGATTCGATAGAACTGTTTTAGTTAGCGAAGTTTCAGCACGTAATTCTGCTAAATCTTCGTTTTGCTCTAGTTTTTCTTCTGTATTTTGTTGGTTCATCATAGCTTTCATAGTATCCAAGCTAATTCTACCTTCATCAAAAGCTTTTCTTGCCTCATTTTGTCTTGCTTTTAGGTCAAGTTCTCTAGATTTCAATTTAATCAATGGATCTCCACCAAATTCATTAATAACTTTTTGTTCTTCATCCATATAATCTTTAGTTAACTCTGCGATCAACACAGCTTTTCTAGCATTCATTACTTGTGCAAGTCTTTGAGCTTCTTGAACCATTTGTGGATTGTTAGGGTTTTGTTTTAACGCCATTTGAATTTGTTGTGCCTGCATTAGTTCTTCTTTAAACTCTAATTGAATTTGTTCTTGAGACATTAGAGAAATTCTTTCCAATATATTTTTTTGTAATGCACCCATTACAGCAGGATTGTTTTGTACTGTGTTTGATTTCATAAAATTTAAATGTGAATCAATGTGTGCTTTGTGATCTTGTCCTGGAAATGCTTGAAAAGGTTTCATACTCATTGCTGCAATTTCTTCCATACTTGGATCTACAGGTTGTGGTTGTGCAGGAGGAGGTAAAATAGCTGCAATATTTTTTACTCCTAATGCTTCATACATAGACCTATACGCTTGGTATAGATCATGTATTTGAGGATTCGATTGCGCTAACTGAAGTTGTGATTGCGCCATCGAAATTCTTTGTGTTTGAGAAAATATATTTGGATCTGCAACGGGTAGAATATCTATTCTATCATCGAAGTCTTGAACCTTAACATTTCTTGTAGCCCCTGGTACATCATATGGATACACCGGTGGTAAGTATGTTTTAAATACATTTGCTAATAATTTGAATTCTTGTTTTAAACCTACATACAATCTTTTGTGTATGGCTGACATTACTCTCGATCCACGTTCCAATAATGCTACAGTCGTACCGACGGCTGCTTGTTGGTTCATGTCACCCACTTGCATATCTGCGATAGCCGCGAATCGTTGACCAGCTGATACGACAATTCCCATTAACTGAAGTAGAGTTGCATCGGGTCCTTTGAAAGGTAAAGTCATAAACTGATCTTTGATGTTGCCTCCTGGAGCGTCGACATCTCTAAACTCACCAGGTTGTAAAGGTTGTGCATCATCTCTAATTCTAATACCACGTGATTTAAATCCTGCAGGTAAATTTGCTAAAGTTCCAGCATCAAGAAGTTGTCTTAACGCAGCTGTTGCTGTTCTAGTTAAACCACCAATCATATGAATTAAACCAAAGCCATAAAAACCTGTACCTGGTAAAAATTTAAACTGTACAAAGTATTGTATTTTTTTCATCATCTTATCACCTTCAGCATAGTTTCTTCTGATTGATAAAATTTTTTGATTAGCTTCGGCGATTGTAATTACATACGGAAGTTTAATTCCTGTTGGCTCACCATCAGGTCCCATGTCTTCATAATCTTCTAAATCTAAATTAGTATGTATTTCGTAAAGTGTGTATTGATCTTCTTGACCATCTTTAGAAATTCCTTCTAGTTCTAATTTTTTATCTTGTAATTGATTTTCAGTTACAGGAGGATCTCCTAATTCAATGTCTCTATAAAATCCTGCTACTTGTTGTTTTCTTAATTCGTTTTCAGAAATTTTAATTACATGAATAACTGCTTCTGCATCATCTAATGAGTTTGCAGAATAGGGTACGATCAAATCATCTGCCGGTACAAATTTAGAAACGGCTCTACCTAATAGATCATCATAGTAGACTTTCTTAAAGGTAGAACCGGAGAGGGGTAGATAGAAAAGCATTTGATCAAACTCTGGTTCATATTCTTTCATCTGATCCATTATTTGATAATTCATAAAATCTTTAACACGGTGTGATTGATCTTGTTTCTCTGGAGTGATGGCTCCTAAAATTTGAGTTCTTACAGGACCGTCGGCTGGTAATAATTCTTTATAAGCTTGCGCTTGAAATTGAGTGACTGCTTCAGCTAATACTGGGTGATTAACACCTGATGCACCTCTGAAAGGTTCTGTTCGTCTTTCATATTTAAATCCTAATAGTTCTAAACCTTCTCTATAAGATTGTTCCCAATCTCCTCTAGATTCTTTGTACTCGGTGTATTGATCGTAAAGTTTATTTCCTAATGGAGATAAAACTTCTTCACCTAGTGATTCAGCTAAATTTGCAAAATGATCTTGATCCATTGATGGGTCAACTGCATTTGGATCAAAAGATACTTCAGCTCCACCGTCATCGTCCATTGTTACTTCTACATCTTCTGATGCTTCGATAATATCTTCGTTAGGTGTTTCTACTTCAGTTACTTCTGTTTCTTTGAATTCTTCGTCGCTTACTGATTGATTCGGTAAAGCGTCATCTATTTCTGCCATGATTATCCTTTTAATTTAAACATTGTTGCAAGTCCACCTTTTTTAAATCCTACTCGACCGCCGTTTCGATAGCCAATAAGCCCACCATCTTTTTCTCCACCACCTGGATCAAACGGATCATTATA